ATGGAGGACCTGAAGGGTCCGTGCGGGGAGCCTTGGGCGAGAGGCGATATGGACGACGACAAACTGTGTGAAGACACCGAAGACGTGACGATCCAGCGCGTGGCGATGAGCCACTTTGCCCGCGCGCTCGTGGCGTTCAATGAGCTCACGGCGGCCGTGGAAGCGGGAGACGTCGAGGCGGAGAAAGACGCCCGCGATGCGGCGCAAAGCCTTCGCAAGGCCACCCAGACCCTGTTCGACGAACGTCACCGAGTGGCGGGCATTCTCAAAGGTGAACCGAATGACCAGACCCCTGAACTCGACCTCGACGAGGCACGAGAGGATCTTCTCGGCCGACTGGGTCGCATCGCAGCCGCCAGCCGTTCAGAGTGAATTCCTCGAGGCGCTGGGCGATGTGACGCTGCGCGCGCTGCCATACCTGTTCGAGTTCTGGGCAATGGCGCACCAGTTGCCGCCCGAAGGCGACTGGCGAAGCTGGGTCATTCTCGGCGGGCGCGGGGCAGGCAAGACCCGGGCGGGTGCCGAATGGGTGCGGGCGCAGGTGGAGGGGGCAACCCCGTCAGCGCCGGGCACGGCCGGGCGCGTCGCGCTGATCGGTGAGACGTTCGATCAGGTGCGCGATGTGATGGTGTTCGGTGATAGCGGGATCATGGCCTGCTCACCGCCAGACCGGCGCCCCGCCTGGGAGGCGACCAAGCGCCGGCTCGTCTGGCCCAACGGGGCGACGGCGGCGGCGTTCTCGGCGTCGGAACCTGAAGGGCTGCGCGGGCCGCAGTTCGATGCGGCCTGGATTGATGAACTGGCGAAATGGAAAAAGGCCGAAGAGGCCTGGGACATGCTGCAATTCGCGCTCCGGCTGGGTGACGATCCGCGTCAGGTCGTGACCACCACGCCGCGCAACGTGCCGATCCTGCGGCGCATCCTCGCGGCGGCCTCGACCGTGAGCACCCACGCGCCGACCGAAGCCAACCGCGCCAACCTTGCGCGCAGTTTTCTCGAGGAGGTGGAGGCGCGCTATGGCGGGACCCGGCTTGGGCGGCAGGAGCTTGAAGGCGTTTTGCTGGATGACCGTGAAGGCGCGCTCTGGACGACCGAGACGCTGGAACGCGCACGGTGCGATGAGCCGGGAGCCCTTGGGCGGATCGTCGTCGCCGTCGACCCGCCGGTGACAGGTCACGCCGGGTCCGACGCCTGCGGAATCGTGGTTGTGGGCGCCGTGACGGAGGGGCCGCCGACGGGGTGGCGCGCGGTGGTCCTCGAAGATGCGAGCGTGACCGCGGCGAAACCGACCGACTGGGCGGAGGCGGCACTGGCGGCAATGGACCGGCACGGGGCCGAGCGGCTCGTGGCCGAGGTGAACCAGGGGGGCGACCTCGTGGAGACCGTCATCCGTCAGATCGACCCGCTGGTGTCCTACCGCGCGGTGCGGGCCGCGAAAGGCAAGAGCGCGCGGGCGGAACCGGTCGCCGCCCTCTACGAGCAGGGCCGGGTGGCGCATCTCAGGGGGCTGGGGGAACTGGAGGACCAGATGTGCCGCATGACGACTCGTGGCTACGAAGGATCGGGCAGCCCGGACCGCGTGGATGCGCTCGTCTGGGCGATTCACGACCTCATGATCGAACCGGCGCGCAGTCTGCGCAAACCGCAGGTGCGTACGCTGCTTTAAACACTACTTTAACCATCGCTGGCATGGTGTCCCAAGTCGGACATCACCGGCGCCCGCGCCGCACAAGGCGCTGATCTGAAACAGGTAAATCCCCGGACGGGCGGCCTATGCGGCGGGCCCGGATGGGACGGTTTTGCCCCGAGACGGGGCCGGGACAAGGAGCGCGACGCAATGGCGGTTTTGGATTTCCTGAAACGCGGAAGCACCGGACCGGGTGAGGTCAAAGCCTCGGCCACCGGGCCGGTCATCGCCTATCGCGGATCGGGCCGCGTGGTCTGGGGACCGCGTGACACCGTGAACCTCACGCGCAACGGCTTCACGGGTAACCCGGTGGGGTTCCGCGCGGTGAAACTGATCGCCGAGGCCGCCGCCGCGCTCCCCCTCGTGCTTCAGGACGCCTATCAGCGTTACGAGACCCACCCGGTGCTCGACCTGGTGACGCGGCCCAACCCGGCGCAGGGCCGTGCGGAGCTGTTCGAGGCGCTTTTCGGTCAGCTTCTGCTGTCCGGCAACGGGTATGTGGAGGCCGTCGGCGACGGCTCGGGCGTTCCGATGGAGCTGCATGTGCTGCGCTCGGATCGCATGAGCCTGATCCCCGGCGCGGACGGGTGGCCCATCGCCTATGACTACACCGTGGGGGCGCGTAAGCACCGGTTCCACATCGGCGAGGGGCTGTCGCCCATCTGTCATGTGCGCAGTTTCCACCCGCAGGACGACCACTATGGCCTATCGCCAATGCAGGCGGCGGCCACCGCGCTCGACGTCCATAATTCTGCGACGGCCTGGTCCAAGACGCTGCTCGACAACGCCGCGCGGCCGTCAGGGGCCATCGTTTACTCAGGCGGCGAGGGGCAGGGCACGCTGACGGCGGACCAGTACGACCGGCTGCTGAACGAGATGGAGGCGCACCATGTGGGCGCGCGCAATGCGGGTCGGCTGATGCTGCTCGAGGGTGGGCTCGACTGGAAACCGATGGGGTTCAGCCCGTCGGACATGGAATTCCAGAAGACCAAGGAAGCCGCCGCGCGCGAAATCGCGACAGCCTTCGGCGTGCCGCCGATGCTGCTGGGCATACCCGGCGACGCGACCTACGCGAATTATCAGGAGGCGAACCGGGCGTTCTATCGCCTGACGGTCCTGCCGATGGCGGTCAAGGTCGCGGCGACCCTGTCGCACTGGCTGTCGGGGTTCGCGGGCGAGAGCGTGGTGCTCAAGCCCGACCTCGACCAGGTGCCCGCGCTTGCCGTGGAGCGTGACCAGCAATGGGCACGGGTCGCGCAGGCCGATTTCCTGACCGACGACGAGAAGCGCGGCCTTTTGGGCCTGCCGCCGCGCACCCCCGAGACCGAGGAGACGATTGATGAGTGATTACCACACCGATTTCGGGCTGGAGCACAAGTTCGTGGCCCTTGGCGACACGCGCGAGGTCGATGGCGGGGTCGCAATCGAAGGCTACGCCAGCTTCTTCGGCGAGGCGGACCGTGGCGGGGATATCGTCGCCAAGGGGGCCTATGCCGCGTCGCTTGCCGAACTCGCCGGCACCGGCGGGCAGGTGAAGATGCTCTGGCAGCACGACCCGGCGCAGCCCATCGGCGTCTGGGACGAGGTGCGCGAAGACGCCCGCGGGCTCTTCGTGAAGGGCCGCATTCTGGCGGATGTCGCCAAGGGGCGCGAGGCCGCGCGGCTGATCGAGGCGGGGGCCATCGACGGCCTCTCCATCGGCTACCGGACGGTGCGCGCGGCACGAAACGAGAAGGGCCAGCGGCTCTTGAAGGAACTGGAGCTGTGGGAGGTGTCGCTCGTGACCTTTCCCATGCTGCCCAGTGCGCGGGTCGGGGCCAAAGGCGATGCGCCTGAGGAGACCGGCTTTCGCCAACTGGCGCGCATCATCGACGATGCCCGCCTGATGCTGACCCGGCCTGGTTCGGGCGGCGATCTGACCCTCTGACGAAGCAGGATCACGCGATGACGAAAGAGACCAAGGCTTGCGGGCCGTCGGACATGCCCGGCGGGGCCGATCCGACCGGGGAGGTGAAGGCCGCCCTGACGCGGTTCGCAAGCGATATCAAGTCGTTCAACGACGACATTCACATCCGACTTCAACAACAGGAAGAGCGACTGACCATGCTGGATCGTAAATCCCTCACCCCCGCGCGCCCGGTGCTGTCCCGGTCTGCGGACGCCGATGCCCCGCACCAGAAGGCCTTTGAGGCCTACGTCCGCTCCGGCGACGACGACGCCCTGCGCGGGATCGTCGTGGAGGAAAAGAGCCTCTCCACCGCCGTCGCCGGCGATGGCGGCTACCTCGTCGATCCGAAAACGGCGGATGTCATCCGGTCCGTCCTGCGCTCCAACGCGAGCCTGCGCGCCATTGCGAACGTGGTGAACGTCGAGGCCACGTCCTATGACGTGCTGATCGACCACGGCGACCTCGGCTCAGGCTGGGCGACCGAAACGGACCCGTCGTCCGAGACCTCGACCCCGACATTCGAGCGGATCACCATTCCTCTGCACGAACTGTCGGCGCTTCCCAAGGCCTCGCAGCGCCTTCTGGACGACGCGGCCTTCAACATCGAAAACTGGCTCGCCGCGCGCATCGCGGACAAGTTCGCGCGCGCCGAGGCCGCGGCCTTCGTGGCAGGGGACGGGGTGGACAAGCCCACGGGCTTCCTCACCCATCCGAATGTCGCCGAGGACAGCTGGTCCTGGGGCAACATCGGCTATGTGGTCACCGGCGCGGATGGCGGGTTCAACGGCACTGATCCGGCGGACTGCCTGTTCGACCTGATCTATGCGCTCGATGCTGAGTACCGGACCGGGGCGTCCTTCGTGATGAACTCCAAGACGGCAGGTGCCGTGCGAAAGCTCAAGGATGCCGATGGGCGCTTCCTTTGGTCCGACGGGCTTGCAGCCGAAGCGCCGGCACGCCTTGCGGGTTACCCGGTTCTGATCGTCGAGGACATGCCTGACATCGCGTCCGACGCCTGTGCCATCGCGTTCGGCGATTTCCAGGCGGGTTACACCGTGGCCGAGCGCCCCGACACGCGCATTCTGCGCGATCCGTTCTCGGCAAAGCCGCATGTCCTGTTCTACGCGACCAAGCGCGTGGGCGGCGATGTGAGCGATTTCGCTGCGATCAAGCTGCTGAAGTTCGCGGTCTCCTGAGACCTGCGACAGTCGCGTCTGCCCTGACGGGCAGGCGCGGCGATGGGCGCGCGCCGGACAACTTCGTGTCGTCCAGCTGCTCCCCCTCCGTCCGAGCGACACGGAGGCGCGCGCCCATACCACCGATGCGAGGGGCCCGAATTTTGGAGTAGTTCCATGATGTTAGTCGAGCAGACCATGATCGCGAGCAGCGCCTTGCCGGTCTGGGCGTTCAAGGAGCACCTGCGGCTCGGCACCGGGTTTTCCGATGACGACGTTCAGGAAAGCGTGCTCGGGGCCTACCTCCGGGCGGCCATCGCGGCCATCGAGGCCCGCACGTCGAAAGCCACGCTTTCGCGGACGTTCCGCTGGAGCGTGCCCGCGTGGCGCGACCTGGCGAGCCAGACCCTGCCGATAGCGCCGGTCGCGGCGATCACCGCGCTGACCATCGTGGACCGACAAGGCGGCGAGGAGCCGATCGATGAGTCGCGCTTCACGCTCGCGACCGACACGCACCGACCGCGGCTCGTATCGACCGGGTTCCTGCTTCCGCCGATCCCGGTGGGAGGCAAGGCGATGATCGATTTCGACGCGGGCTACGGCGCGAGTTGGGATGCGATCCCGCCGGACCTCGCGCAGGCCGTGTTCCTGCTGGCGACGCAGTATTACGAGGATCGCAGCGCCGTCGACACATCGGGGATTCCCAGCGCCGTGAACGCGCTCATCGCGCGCTATCGTGATGTGCGGCTGTTCGGGGGAGGTCGCGCATGAGACGCCCGGTCCTCAACCGCCAACTGACGCTCGAGAAGCCGCAGGACATTCCCGATGGGGCCGGGGGCTTTACCCGGACCTGGGTGAACCTCGGCACCCTCTGGGCTGACGTGCGCGCGGGCACCGGCCGCGAGCGGGCCGTGGAGTCGATGACCGCCTCGATGATCCCGCTCAAGATCACGGTGCGCGCCATGCCGCCCGACTCGCCTTCGCGCCCGAAGCCGGATCAGCGGTTCCGGTCGGGAGCCCGGATCTTTCGCATCCTCGCCGTGGCCGAAGCTGACCCTGCCGCGCGCTATCTCACCTGTTTCGCGCAAGAGGAGGTCTCGGCATGAGTTACGGAACCGCTCTCGCGTTACAGGAGGCGATCTATCAGCGCCTGACCGCGGACAGCACGCTTGCGGGACTTGTGGGCGGCGCCATTTACGATGCCGTGCCGCCGGGGCTGACGAACGTGACGTATGTGGCGCTTGGCCCGGAGGATGTGCGTGACGCCGCGGACATGTCCGGCCAGGGCGCGCTTCATGAAGTGACGGTGAGCATCGTCTCGGATTCAGCCGGTTTCGCCACCGCAAAGGAGGTCGCCGGCGCCGTGTCGGATGCCCTGCTGGATGCCCCGCTCACGCTCACGCGCGGCGTGCTCGTCGCACTCAACTTCTACCGTGCCCGGGCGCGCCGGGTTCAGGACGCCGATATGCGGCGCATCGACCTGCGGTTTCGTGCCCGCGTCGAAGATAGCTGACCTCACACAAACGGAGACCTGCCATGACCGCACAAAACGGCAAAGACCTTCTCATCAAGATCGACATGGACGACACGGGCAACTTCTCGACCCTCGCCGGACTGCGTGCGACACGCATCAGCTTCAATGCCGAGAGCGTCGATGTCACATCGCTTGAAAGCACCGGGGGCTGGCGTGAGCTTCTGGGCGGGGCCGGGGTCAAGTCGGCCTCGATCTCAGGTTCGGGGATTTTCAAGGACGATGCGACGGATGCCCGCGCGCGCCAGATCTTTTTCGACGGCGAGGTGCCGGATTTCCAGGTGATCGTCCCGGATTTCGGCATCATCCAGGGCGCCTTCATGATCACCGGCATCGAGTATTCCGGCACCCACAACGGCGAGGCGACCTTCGAGCTGTCGATGGCCTCGGCGGGTGAACTGAGCTTCACGGCGCTCTGACATGGCCAATCCGTGGACGGGAGAGGTGGCGCTGACCATCGACGGGGAGCGGCGGGTTCTGAAACTCACGCTCGGCGCGCTGGCAGAGCTGGAGGCGCGGCTTGAGGCCGACAGCCTTTTGGCCCTTGTCGAGCGGTTCGAGGGCGGTCGTTTCGCCGCGCGGGACGTGATCGCGGTGCTTGTCGCCGGATTGCGGGGCGGCGGGCATGACGCCCTCGACCTCACCAGCGCCGAGATCGCGGGCGGTCCTATGGAGGCCGCCCGCGTGGCCGGGAAGCTGATCGTGCGGGCCTTTTCCCTGCCGGAGGCGGGATGAGTGGGTTCGACTGGCCGGGTCTCTTGCGGCTCGGGATGCGGGCGCTGGGGCTCAAACCGCAGGAGTTCTGGGCGCTTACGCCCGCTGAACTCACCTTGATGCTCGGGCGGGACGGGGCAGCGGTGACGCTGGACCGTGCCCGGCTGGAGGAACTGGCGGCCGCGTTCCCGGACGCGCCACAAGATGAAGGAGAGACACCCAATGGCTGACATCGAAAACCTCGATGAATTCGACGACCAAGTGGCCGCGCTGGAGGGGTCGCTTCAGGGGGCGACCGCGCTGACCGCGCATTTCACCGCCGAGATTGAGCGGGTCGGCGCGACCTTCGACAAGGTGAACACCGACATTTCCGGCCTGTCCTCGGGCATGTCGCGAGGCCTGCGCAAATCGCTGGACGGGCTGGTCTATGGTTCGATGAATGCCGAACAGGCGCTCGCGTCGCTCGGCAAGTCGATGCTCGACACCGTCTATGACACAGCCGTCTCGCCGATGGTCAGCCATTTTGGGGGGCTGTTGGGGCAGGGGCTCGGCACGGTGATGAACGCCTTTCTGCCCTATGCGAATGGGGGGGCATTCTCGCAGGGACGCGTCATGCCTTTCGCGAATGGTGGTGTCGTCAACGGTCCGGTCACCTTCCCGATGCGGGGCGGCACCGGGCTCATGGGTGAGGCAGGGCCGGAGGCGATCATGCCGCTCGCGCTTGGGCCGGACGGCAAGCTGGGGGTCCGTTCCGCGGTCGGCGGCACCGTCAACGTCACCATGAACATTTCCACACCGGATGCGGAAAGCTTCCGCCGCTCGCAGGGTCAGGTCGCCGCGCAGGTGAACCGGGTGCTCGGGCGTGGGCGCCGTTACAGCTGAGGAGGAGCGCATGAGTTTCCATGAGGTCAGATTTCCACCGAACCTGAGCTTCGGCTCGGTCGGTGGGCCGGAGCGGCGCACGGAAGTGGTCACGCTCACCAACGGGTTCGAGGAGCGCAACACGCCCTGGGCGCACAGCCGCCGTCGCTATGACGCGGGGCTGGGGATGCGCTCGCTCGACGATATCGAGGTGCTGATCGCTTTTTTTGAGGCGCGGCGCGGCCAGCTGTTCGGGTTCCGGTGGAAAGACTGGTCGGACTTCAAGTCCTGCCCGCCGTCCAAGGACGTGGATCACATGGATCAGCGGCTCGCGGTGGGTGACGGTGAGACGACGGCGTTCCAGATCGCCAAGACCTACGAGTCCGGGGCCGAGAGCTATTCCCGCCCGATCTGCAAGCCCGTGGCCGGCACGGTGAAGGTGGGGATCGCGGGTGTGCCGCAGGTTGAGATGATCGACTACGCCGTCGATACGACCTCCGGCACCGTCAGCTTCACCGATCCGCCGCCTGCGGGTGTGCAGATCACGGTGGGGTTCGAGTTCGACGTGCCTGTGCGGTTCGACACGGACCGTATCCAGACTTCGGTTGCCTCCTTTCAGGCGGGTGACGTGCCGAATGTGCCAGTGGTGGAGGTGCGGGTCTGATGACCATGAACCAGGCTTTCCTTGACCACATCCAGAGCGGGCTGACGACGCTCGCCCGCTGCTGGCTTTTGCGCCGGCGCGACGGTTGGGTGCGGGGCTTTACCGACCACGATTCCGACGTGGTGTTCGACGGCGTGACGTTTCGCGCCGACACGGGGCTGACAGCGCACGCGATCATGCAGACCACGGGGCTGTCCATCGACAATTCCGAGGCGCTGGGCGCGCTGTCGGATGCCGCGGTGACCGAGGCCGACATCCGCGCGGGCCGTTTCGACGGCGCCGAAGTTGAGGCGTGGCTGGTGAACTGGGCCGACCCGGAGGAGCGTCTGCTCCAGTTTCGCGGGCGGCTGGGGGAACTCGCGCGTTCGGGCGGGGCGTTCCGGGCCGAGCTTCTGGGGCTGACCGAGGCGCTGAACCAGCCGCAGGGCCGGGTCTACCAGAGCGCCTGTTCGGCGGTTCTCGGGGACGGGCGTTGCCGCTTCGACACCGAACAGGCGGGGTTCAGCGAAGAGCTGGCGGTTGTCTCGGTCGCAGACGGTGTACGTTTCACGCTCGACGGCGCGATGGCGCAACCGGAGCGGTGGTTCGAGAAAGGGCGTTTTGCCGTTCTGGACGGCGTCGCTGCTGGGCTTGTCGGGGTCGTCAAGAACGACAGTGTCGGGCCGGGCGGGCGGGTCGTCGAGCTGTGGCAAGCGGTGCGCGCCCCGGTGCGCGTGGGCGACCGGGTGCGGATCGAAGCGGGCTGCGACAAGCGCCACCAGACCTGCCGCGACAAGTTCGCCAACATCCTGAACTTCCGCGGCTTCCCGCATATTCCGGGCGAAGCGCGGCTCCTGTCCGTTCCGATTGAGGGCACCACCACGGACGAGACCGGGGGCGGCAAATGAACGGCGCTGTCGTGTTGGCCGAGGCGCGGCTCTGGCTGGGTACGCCCTATCGCCATCAGGCGTCCTGCAGGGGGGCGGGGGCGGATTGTCTGGGCCTCGTCCGTGGAGTCTGGCGGGCGCTGTATGGGCGCGAGCCGGTCGAAGTTCCCGCCTACACACCCGACTGGTCCGAGCCTGCGCGCGACGAGGTGCTGATGCGCGAGGCGCGCGCGCTTCTGTGCGAGGTGCCTGCGGCCGAAGCCGCGCCGGGCGATGTGCTTCTCTTCCGGATGCGGGAGGGGGCGGTGGCCAAGCATCTGGGCATCCTTGCACAGCCCGCGCCGGAGCCCAGTTTCCTTCACGCCTATTCAGGTCACGGGGTCGTCGAAAGCTCGCTTTCCGCCCCGTGGCAGCGCCGCATCGTCGGCACCTTCCGATTTCCCGAAAGGGGGTAGCATATGGCCACCATCGTTCTTTCCGCAATCGGCGCCGGTCTTGGCGCATCCGTCGGCGGCTCGGTCCTGGGCCTGTCGTCCGTCGTCATCGGGCGGGCCGTGGGCGCGGTCGCCGGGCGCACCATCGACAACCGGCTCATGGGCGCGGGGTCCGAACCGGTCGAGACCGGCAAGGTCGACCGGTTGCGCATCACGGGGGTGTCCGAGGGCGCGCCGGTCGGGCAGATCTATGGCCGTTTCCGCACCGGCGGGCAGGTCATCTGGTCCGGAAAGGTGCGTGAGAACCGCACGATCACTGAGGGCGAGGCGCAGGGGTCAGGCAAGGGGTTCATGGCGCCGAAGGGCCCGACCGTGACCGAGTATTCCTATTCGGTCTCGCTGGCTATCGCGCTTTGCGAAGGCGAGATCACCCATGTCGGGCGCATCTGGGCGGATGGAAAAGAGGTCAAGCCCAAGCACCTCACGCTTCGCGTCTACCCCGGCAGCGAAGACCAGGCGCCCGACCCTGCGTTGGAGGCGGCGATCGGTGCGGGCAAGACGCCTGCCTTTCGCGGCACGGCCTATGTGGTGATCGAGAACCTCGACATCACGCAGTATGGCAACCGCATCCCGGTCTTCAATTTCGAGGTGTTCCGGCCCGAACAGCCGGACGAGGCCCCGGACCTTGCGCGTGGCACCAAGGCGGTAGCGATGATCCCCGGCTGCGGCGAATATGCGCTCGCGACCGAGGTTGTGCATTTCGGGGGTGGGCCGGGGCGGCGCAAGCCCGCCAACAAGCACACGCCTTTGGGTAAACCGGATTTCGAGGCATCGCTTTCGATGCTTGAAGGCGAACTGCCCAACTGCGAGTCCGTCTCGCTTGTCGTGTCATGGTTCGGGACCGATCTGCGCGCGAACCATTGCGAGCTGCACCCGCGCGTCGACCAGAAGGATGAGGATGGAGTGAAAATGCCTTGGCGCGTTTCCGGCCTCGACCGGGAGAACGCGACGCGGGTGTCCTATGACGGCGGGCGAGCGGTCTATAGCGGCACGCCCACGGACCTGTCGGTGTTTCAGGCGATCACGCGAATGAAGGAGCGCGGGAAGGCCGTGACCTTCTACCCCTTCATCCTGATGGAGCAGATGGGGGGCAACGGCCTCACCGACCCGTGGACGGGTGCGGGCGACCAGCCGAACTTGCCATGGCGCGGGCGGATCACCGCGTCCCTGGCTCCGGGGCAGACGGGCTCGCCCGACGGAACGGCGGCCGCCGAGGACGACGTCGCGGCGTTCTTCGGCAACGCCCAGCCGCACCATTTCATCCCGGTCGATGGCACGGTGAACTACATCGGCCCCTATGAATGGTCCTATCGCCGGATGATCCTGCATTATGCCACGATCTGCGCCCAGGCGGGCGGGGTCGAGGCATTCCTGATCGGCTCGGAATTGCGGGGGCTGACGCAGATCCGGGCGGCGAACAACACCTTTCCCGTGGTCGAACAGTTGCAGGCCCTCGCAAACGATGTGCGCCTGATCCTCGGCCCGGATGTGAAGATCAGCTATGCCGCCGACTGGTCGGAATACTTCGGCTACCACCCGCAGGATGGGTCAGGCGACGTGTTCTTCCATCTTGATCCTCTCTGGTCCGATCCGAACATCGACTTCATCGGGATCGACAACTACATGCCCGTCGCGGACTGGCGGGAAGGCGAGGACCATGCGGATGCCCATTGGGGGTCGATCTACAACCTCGACTACCTCAAGGCGAACGTCATGGGAGGAGAGGGGTACGACTGGTATTACCACGCTCCGGAAGCGCGCGAGGTGCAGTTGCGTACCCCGATCACGGACGGCGCACATGGGGAGCCGTGGGTGTTTCGCTACAAGGACATCAGGTCCTGGTGGGAAAACGAACACCACGAACGGATCGGGGGCGTGCGCCAAGCGCAACCGACCGACTGGGAGGCGGGCTCCAAGCCGATCTGGTTCACGGAGTATGGCTGCGCGGCCATCGACAAGGGGGCCAACCAGCCCAACAAGTTCCTTGACCCGAAGAGCTCGGAAAGCTCGTTGCCGCGCTATTCCAACGGCCATCGCGATGATGTAATGCAAATGCAGTACCTGCGTGCCGTGCGCGAGTTCTGGGAGGAGCCGGCCAACAACCCGACCCACCCGATCACCAGGGTGCGCATGATCGACATGGATCGCGCCCATGTCTGGGCGTGGGACGCGCGGCCGTTCCCGTGGTTTCCGAAACGGCGCGGTGCCTGGGGTGATTGGGAGAACTATGACAAGGGCCATTGGCTGAACGGGCGCGCCTCCAACCGCTCGCTCGCCTCGGTGGTGGCGGAGATTTGCGAGCGCTCCGGCGTCACGCGCTATGACACGTCGCGACTCTACGGTCTCGTGCGGGGCTACATGGTAGACCAGGTCACGGATGCGCGCGCGGCGCTGCAACCGCTTATGCTGGCCTACGGGTTCGAGGCGGCGGAGCGCGGTGGCCAGCTTGAATTCTTCACCCGCAAAGGCACGCCGGACGGCACGCTCGACCCCGCGCGGTTCGTCGCGACGGGCGAGATCGACGGAGATCTCGAGTTTTCCCGCGCGCCGGAGGCCGAGATGATCGGGCGTGTGCGGCTCAACCACACCGAGGCGGAGTCTGCATATGACATTCGCGCGACAGAGGCTGTTTTCCCTGATGAGGACACGCATGCGGTGTCGTCCTCGGACCTCCCCATGATCCTGACCGAACCGGAAGCGCGGGCAATCACTGAACGCTGGCTGGCCGAGGCGCGTGTGGCGCGCGACCGGGCGCGGTTCGCGCTCGCACCTTCGGACCTCAGCTGGCGCGCGGGCGACGTCGTGGAGCTGGAGACGGAGGAGGGCACCGGGCATTACCGCATAGACCATGTCGAACAGGCGGGCGTTCAGATGGTGCAGGCGGTGCGCGTGGAGCCGGGCGTTCTCAAACCCGCGGACGGGGTGGCGAGCGAGATCGAGCTGGCGGAGTTCACGCCCGCCGTTCCGGTCTATCCGATCTTTCTGGACCTGCCGGTGCTTGCGGGGGATGTCCCGGCGCACCTGCCGCGCCTCGCCGTGACCTCGGACCCCTGGCCCGGGCCGGTGGCGGTGTATTCGTCGGCTTCTGAGAACGGCTACTCCCTGAATCAGGTGATCCGCGCGCCGGCTCGGATTGGCGTAACAGAGAGCGTTTTGCGCTGGGCGCGGCCCGGTCTCATCGACAATGGACCGGCACTGCGGGTGCGGTTGCCGCAGGGAACGGTGTCTTCGGCCGGGGTGGACGGAATCCTCAACGGGTCGAACCTGGCCGCCATCGGTTTCGGCGACCCGGACGGGTGGGAAGTGTTCCAGTTCGCCCACGCGGAACTGGTTGAGCAGGACGTCTACGAGCTTTCGGGCCGGCTGCGCGGGCAGGGGGGAAGCGACTGGGCCATGCCCGCCGAATGGCCTGTGGGGGCGACGGTGGTCTTCCTCGATGGGTCTGTGACGCCGCTTTCCCTGCCTCTGTCGGCGCGGGGGTTGGAACGTCACTACCGGATCGGCCCGGCATCGGAGCCCATCGACGACGATACCTATGAACAGGCGGCGGTCACGACCTATGGCGTCGGGCTGCGGCCCTATGTGCCGGCCCACCTCACGGTGCGGGCGGCGGGCGGTGATTATTCGGTCGACTGGGTGCGCCGAACACGCGTTGACGGAGATAGCTGGGAAGGTGTCGATGTGCCGTTGGGCGAAGACGTAGAAAGCTACGTCGTCCGCGTCATCGACGGCGGCACTGTGAAACGTGAGGTTGACGTGGGCAGTGCAGGTTGGACCTACACGGGGGCCATGCAGGTAGCGGACGGCGTAAGCGCGCCCTTCGAGGTGGCGGTCGCGCAGGTGTCGCAGAGCTTCGGACCGGGGCCGTTCTCACGCACAACCGTCGAGTGA